GGTGGATGAGAAAGGTTCGTGCTCAATGGGAAACTGGAGAAATTTCAAAGAAGACGTATAGATCTAACTCCAAGGTATGCAAGGGGTGTCCCGTAAGAGATGCTTGTGCCGCTGCCCCTGTAGGAACTCTCAAGATCGAACCCTTGGAGTATCTTGCATGAAAATCTGCGAATGGTGCTCGCTTGAGTTTAAGCCAAACGTGTCTTACCAAAAGTACTGCTCAGTGCTGTGTAGAGAAGAAGCAACAAAGAAAAAAATTAATGAAAAATATCAAAAAAGTAAAGTGTCCGTCAGAGCACAAAAAGTAAGAAGGTGCTCTGGCGGGTGCAATGCCGTTCTATCAATGTACAATTCCAATGGGTTTTGTAGTATGTGTTTAGTTAATAATAAAAAAGTAGATCAAATGCTTAAAGAGCTGAAAGGATTGTTTACCTATGAAAAAGAATGAGATTCCGAAAACTATTTGCTCTATTGATGCAAGTACAAATAGTATTGCTTTTGCAATATATACAAGTGGCAAGCTTGTTAGTCACGGCAAGTTATCATTCTCTGGAGCAAACATATATAAAAAATCAGGAGATGCAGCAAGAAAAACTTCAGCATTGTTTAAGTCATTTCCTGTAGATGCAATTGTTATTGAGAAAACTATTTTTGCAAATAGCCCTGCGGTTGCTGCAGATTTGGCCCTAAGCCAGGGAGCATTAATTGGGGGAGCAACCCTGTCAGGAATTGATACAGTCTATTCTGTGGCTCCAATATCTTGGCAATCATATATTGGGAACCCTCTCCTAAAGAAAGATGAAAGGGATTTTATTAAATCAAGTAATCCTGGAAAGTCTTTGGCATGGTACAAAACAAAAGAGAGAGAAACCAGAAAGAATAGAACCATTGATATAGTAAATAAAAAATTCTCCCTTGAGATAACTGACAATGATATAGCAGATGCTATAGGGGTTGGAATGTTTGCGCTTGATAACTGGGAAAAAGTATCAAAAAAATGAAAAAAAGAAATATTAGAGACGCTAATATTATATTTAGTAACGATAATAAAGAAGTACTTGAAAGCTTGGAAGATCCTGTTGCTTTATCTGTCATTACAAAATGCCCAGAAAAGTACTTGCTAATAGATAGAGAATTTGGCACGGTATACAGGGGAAGCTCAACTAGGAGCTTGCACACAGTGGATACTTGTATCTGGGAGGTTGTATCTTCGTGAATATTTTATTACAATCATTAGGCACAATGAAAGAAAAAGAATATTGGAGTAAAGAAAATACAGTAGAGTTTTTTTCTTTTGTTGTAAAAACAATTATTATTGTCCCAGGGCTACTATTTGGAATATCGTTTTGGTGGTTGTACTTATTTGCACTGGCATCAAGTGTGTCCTTAATCTGGTCATCAACTATAAAAACTATCCCAACGCTCATTTGGTTTAATATGATCTGGGTATTAATAGCTATTACTTATATTATAAAATATTGGATTGGATAAGAGTGAAAATTTTAGTAGTTGGCGGTGGAACCGCTGGATTAATAGCAGCAACCATAATTAACAAATTTTTAAAAGCAGAGGTGTCAGTTGTTAGATCTTCAAAAATTGGAATTGTTGGGGTAGGGGAGGGATCAACAGAACACTTTTCACACTACATGAACTTTCTAGGAATTAGTCCATATGACATGATAAAGAGATGTGATGCTACATATAAGGCTGGAATATTGTTTGATGGTTGGTCAAAAGATCCCTATCTCCACTATGTTGGTCAGCAATTTTCGGAAAGAGTAGCTCAGTATAACTACCTATATGGCTATGAGATTGGTCTGGGGGAGGGAGAGATTGTATCCCAATCCATTCTTGATGGACAAATTGAATCTTGGTTTTTAAATAAGCAAGACTCTATCCCATTCAATCAATTTCATTTTAATACTTACAAACTAAACAAGTACCTTGAAGATTTTTCAGTAGAAAATGGTATTGAAATTATAGATGATGAAGTTCTTGACGTTATCGTTAATGAATCAGGAAACATTGATAGTGTAGTTGGAGAAAAAGAAGTGTATCGGTCAGATTTTTATATAGATGCAACAGGATTTAAAAAAATTTTAATAGGAAAGATGGGGGCAAAGTGGAAGTCATTTGGAGAACACCTAAGAGTAGACTCAGCAATAGTCTTTCCATCAGAACAAGAAGAAGATATTAGATTGTATACTAGGGCAAAGGCTATGAATTCTGGATGGTGTTTTACCTTGCCTGTGTGGGATAGGCGTGGGAACGGATACATATTCGATAGTAGGCACACCTCTCTAGAAGAAGCAAAGGAAGAAGTTTTTAATATTTTTGGAGATGTTTCTTTTGGAAAGGAATTTCATTTTGACCCCGGATATTTAGAAAATTCGTGGATCAATAATTGTGCATCTGTTGGACTCAGCTCTGCTTTTGTTGAGCCACTTGAGGCTACTTCTATTGGAACTACAATACAGCAATCCTTTATGTTAATGCAAAAAATAACAAACTACTCAGAAAAAGATATAAAAGACTATAATAAAAAGTTTAAGCTGGTTATGGAAAATATTCGAGACTTTATTTTTCTTCACTACATGACAAAAAAAACAAATAGTGAATTTTGGAAAGAAGTCTCTGGCATCTCTGCCCCCGACAGCCTTCAAGAAAAAATAAATATTTGGCATGATAGACTTCCAAGAATTGAAGACTTTCATAAAGACTCTGAGTACTCCATGTTTAACGAAAAAAATTTTATTTTGGTAATGCATGGGATGAATATGATAGACAAAGAAAAAATAAAAAAAGAGTTTAATAGTCTAAATCCATTAATTGAATCACTTGCAAAAGAAAAAATGAATTCAATAAAGGAGTATAATAAATTGTCTAAAAAAATAAGTCATAGAAAAATGTTAGAAATAATTAGAGAAGTTCTATGATGAGTACAAACAAACTACATATGTCAGAAGCTTTTATGAAAAAAAGATATGTAATGGAAAAAAAATCTCCAGAAGATATTGCAAAAGAGTGTGAGGTAAGCGTACAATTAATTTATCGACAATTAAAAAAGATGGGGCTTAAAAGATGAACGATATGGTAAATCACCCAGAACACTACACAAGTCACAAATCTGGAGTAGAGGTAATTGAGATTACAGAGCATATGAACTTTTGTTTAGGCAATGCAGTAAAGTACATTATGAGATCAGACCTGAAGGGTAATCAAGTTCAAGACTTAAAAAAAGCAGCTTGGTATATTAATAGAGAAATTAATAGAATTGAGGGTGTAAGAAATGTCTAATAAGAAAAAAAATGTCTATTCGGTACCAAGCAATTATCAAAGGACTCCAAGTTTTATTACTCAAGAGGGTAAGGAAGTTATTCGTGGAGACATGATAAAGATCCAGGGGGAGCATGGAATAAAGTTTAGGTTCTTTGACCACGTTGTAAACACTATCTCTGGGGTAGAGTGGATAGACTGCTTTGAAGTTTATAATGGTCAAACAGGAATCTGGAGATCATTTTATAAAGAGCGCATCAGAGTAATACCTAAGAAAAGAAAAAGAAGTAAGGCTGTATAATACTATCGTGGCAAATGATACTAGCGGATACGTTCAGCCAATACTAAGTGATTTTGAAAAAAATAAAAAAGAGAAACCCAAGAAAAGAACTCTTCAGCAAAAGAAAGATCTTCACAAAATGCTGGGAGGCATAAAAGAAAAAAGTGGTTGCTTGGACTGTAAGCATTTTTACCCATTTTACATTTTAGATTTTGATCACACTAGAGGAACAAAAGTTTCTAATGTTGGACAGATGTTAGATTATTTTAGCGTTGAGGATATTATGAATGAGGTAGCCAAGTGTGACGTTGTATGCTCCAACTGCCACAGAGAAAGAACTTACTTTAGGCAGAATAAAACTAAAAATCCACCCCAATAAATGCCCTTCATAATTGACAGCCTTAAAAATCTATGATATTCTAGAATCTTGCTGTCGCCGTCAGGAGGAAGAAATGACGAAAACGAAACTGCTAGGAGGGACTTTAGGAATGATAATTACAATTGGGCTATCAACACCAGCTTTATCAGCACCAGCGGTTATTAATCCTGTCTCCGAACAGGTGTATGCTAAGTCTGCACCTACTACTGCGGCTAAAGTCGTAAAGCAAAAACGAGAGTATCGGGTAGCTAAGTCATCCGACGCCAAAGACATGATGGGATATAAAAAATCTCTCTATCGTGGTAAGTGGTATAGCAAAAAATGGGAGAGTACCCGCAAATGTATTATGTTTAGGGAATCTCGTTTTAATTATAAATCAGCAAACAAAACATCATCAGCGAGAGGGGCATACCAATTTTTAGATAATTTTTGGAGAGATGGCCTTGTGCATATGATGCTAAAAGAATCAAAGAAGGAGAATGATGGTCTAGAAGATAACATTAGAAAGTTATTTAATAAGCCAGTTCATGAATGGAATAGGTATTACCAAGATCGTGCTTTTTTCACGGCATGGCGCAATGGAGAAGGAAGAGCCCATTGGCAAGGTCAAGGTTATACCTGTTAAATTATTAACTCGGTGGGGTAGGAAAAACCATATTTTATAAGGTGGCAGCAACCCTACCCCACTGCTATAATAGAGTTCCTAGAAAGGGAATCGATGGAAAGCAAAGATATAGTTCTCCACATGGAGGAGGTTAATAAAGTCGCGGCAGAATACATAAAAGGTAAAGACGCCTCCTTTATATCAAAAGAATTAGACATCCCCAGAAACCGTGTAGTAAAGCTCCTGGATGAATGGAGAAACATGGTAGCCAATAATGAGGCTGTTAGGATTAGAGCAAGAGAAGCCTTAGCTGGAGCAGATCAACACTACAATCATTTAATTAGACAGACATATGAAGTAATTGAAGAGGCAACATCAACCTCTAACTTATCTGCAAAGACAGCCGCGATCAAGCTTGTGATGGATATAGAAAGTAAAAGAATTGATATGTTGCAAAAAGCAGGGTTACTAGAAAATAAAGAACTTGCTGATCAGATACTTGAACAAGAAAAGAAACAAGAAGTATTAGTTAAGATACTTAGAGAAGTGTCTGGAGAATGTCCTAAATGTAGAAATGATGTAGCCAAAAGACTTGCAGAAGTAGCAAAGACATCAGAGGTGATCACAGTTGAGTACGCTTGATTTTTCTGATTTCTTTAGTGCTTTAGATGATGATCCATTTGAGGAGAATCCCGTATCTTTTGAAGAGTTTGTTTATGGAGAGGATTTTCTTTTTCAGCCCGTAATGTCTGATATCCAAAGAGACCTTGTTGAGGCAATGAGTCAGATCTATAGACTAGAAGATTTGCAAAGATTTCTGGGAGATGAAAAAGGAAAAGAACACTACAAAAAATACACAAAATCAGAAGTTCTTTTGCAGCTAGGAAAAGGAAGTGGGAAAGACCATACGTCTACCATTGGATGTTCCTATCTTGTCTACAAGCTATTGTGCTTAAAAGATCCAGCAAGGTATTTTGGAAAGCCTCCTGGAGATGCTATAGATATTATTAACGTTGCCATCAACGCTGAGCAAGCAAAGAATGTCTTCTTTAAGGGATTTAAGAATAAGATTTCTAGATCCCCCTGGTTCGCAGGAAAGTATGATGCTAAAGCAAACACAATTGAGTTTGACAAGGCTGTGAGTGTATACTCTGGTCACTCTGAAAGAGAGGGTCATGAGGGGTTGAACCTTATACTGGCTATTCTTGATGAGATCTCTGGATTCTCTCAGGAGTCTGCTAGCGGAAATGAGAATGCCAAGACTGGTGATGCTATCTATAAAGCGTTTCGTGCATCAGTAGATTCACGCTTTCCAGATTTTGGTAAGGTTGTATTGCTTTCTTTTCCAAGGTATCCAGGAGATTTTATTTCTAAGCGGTATGATGAAGTGGTTGCAGAAAAAGAAGTAGAAACAAAAAAGCACACATTTGTTATCAATGATGACCTTCCTCATGACAGCGTAGACAATCAGTTCTCAATTGAGTGGGATGAAGATCATATATTGTCTTATAAATACCCTGGAGTCTTTGCTATTAAGAGGACAACATGGGACGCAAACCCAACAAGAAGAATAGAAGACTTTAAGATTTCTTTTATGACAGACTATGGTGATGCTATGCAAAGATTTGCATGTATGCCCTCATTCATGTCTGATGCATTCTTTAAGCAAAAAGAAAAACTAGAGCAGTGTATGTGCTTGCACAACCCCATTGATGCCTTTAAGAGGGTAGAGGAATCCTTTAAGCCAAAGGAAGGTGTCAGATACTTTCTTCATGCAGACCTTGCTCAAAAGCATGATAAGTGTGCAATAGCAATTTCCCATGTAGAAAAGTGGGTAGAGGTTCAAACTTTCAACAATCACACACAGATTCATCCATTTGTTATTGTGGATGCCATTGTTTGGTGGGAGCCAAGAAAAGAAGGACCAGTAGATCTTTCAGAGGTAAAGAATTGGATAATAAACTTTAGAAGAGATGGATATGATATTGGACTAGTAACCTTTGACAGGTGGAACTCCTTTGATATTCAGCAAGAGCTAAAAAGTGTTGGAATAAAGACAGACACCCTATCTGTAGCAAAAAAACATTATGAAGATTTATCTATGCTTGTTTATGAGGATAGGGTTCTTATGCCACACATTGACATCTT